GCCGGTTTACACGGCGGGCAGACACTGGCACCCGAAGGATTTCGTTCTGCCCTGTGGGAAGTAACCTACAAAAGATAGTACATATTTATACCCAATTGGTAGTGGACTGATATCAGGGTGAGGCCCATCCAACTCACACGCCGGCGGCTGGCAAGCCCTGAATGCGGTACCATGGGATGACAGTATGGCCACTGCAAAGGCCCTAGTTACAAGTTCTAGGAAACTCACACAATGCACAAACTTAGTACGTGGTCATGGCTGCACCATAACCACTATTAACATAATAAGTAGCAGAGACGCGGGTGAACACAAGCGTAATGACTTCAAGATTAGCGATAGTGACAGTAGAAAAAGTGAACCTGTATTTCCCAAGATTCGTAGTGATTTTAACAATGCTATTAACAATACGATCAGTGGTGCTTGTGGAACCGGAAGCAAAACCAACTCCACCAGACACAGCAACTGCAAGACCAGGTGTGCCAGCACCCGTATCATTAATAGCTCCGACAACGCTATAATAGCCTTGGGGCAATGTAACCTCCATGACCGTAGTACTAGAAGTTGACACAAGTTGACCCACAACGGGGCCAACCACAAGTAGGTTGGAAAAAGCCGCTACAGGGATGGTACCAGCACCATTGGTAAACTGCATAGTGGAAAATATGGCTTGTTGAGCATCAATCAATTCAACAACATACTCAACAATAACATCAGCAAGAGCAGCACTAGTAGCAGCAATGGTATCAGACATGAGTGTAACTTGCCCACAATCAATCAATTTAGAATCAGTGGTGGTGTGGGAATTAACAAACCTAGATTTGGCATCAACCGGAATGGACAAGGTTGTAGAATCCCAAGGAGCACACTCTGTGTGATGGGTCATGGCAAAGAACTCATTCCTATCAGCGGGTGCAAGATCAGTCGAATCATAGTCGTAACCTAGTCCAATACGACCACCTACAGTGGTGGGTTGGTTGGATACTAAGTGAAATTTAAGCATCTTGAATCGATACTGATCAAAATTACCAGCCAATGTAGATAACCAAGGGAAAGTACTAGACTTCCCTGGGTTTATGGTAAGATCAATAGCACTATACGCAAGAGTGGTTGCGCTAGACACTAGCTGAGTTATGAGTTCTTTATGAGAAATAACAATACCAAGAGACCCAGAAGAAAATTTAGGCTTACTAGTAGCGCTAATACGTCTTGAAACCGAAGTTGGGGCAAGTCTAGTAGTGCCAATAGTACCGCCACGTTGCATGGTAGATCGTAAAACATTTTTACCACGACGAGACATCACGTAGACTCCTTGTTTAGGCTGGTCTAAGGTAACAGTCTTGGAAATTTCTGTGTTGCCAGGTACCAGAGAAACACGAACGTAAGGAGTGTTGTAATAAAAATCGGATTCACCTGGAGGTGCCTTGGTGACTAAAGTTCCGTTACGAGAAAAGACCTCAGAAGCGGGCACAGGAGTACCGGCAGGAGTAGTATATGATAAACTGGTCTTATTTGAAGGAACTAACACGTCCTTTGTACGAACGTTAGGAGTAGAAGTGGGTGTGTAGGAAGATGTAGGAACACGCGTGGCAGGTTTACGTTTCCGTAGGGGAAAAGGAGTTGTAGTAACAGGCGGGCGCGTAGTTCTAGGTTTAGGCACAACACCACCAACAATCCTGGACAGAGTTCCAAGTGATTCTAACAAGGGACGCCTAGGCTTGGGATGATCAAGTTGCAAAGGAGGCGAAGTACCCTTAGGTCGATTGTTGTAAACTATCAGTTGTTTTGAAGCAGCGGAATCACTTAGTGGGGGAGGCAAATCAGCACTATCGTAATCGTAAATTATGTGTTCTTTAAAAGGTGTAATAGCAATCCTGCGTCTAATTTTAGGCATTGGACATATTTAATATGGGATCCCACAAACTAATGGGACTGATCATCCCCCAGAACTAATCGTTTCACCGTGCAGTCTCTTGGCTTTTATATTAGCCCATCAAATTGGATTTGGTGAATTAACTGGGGGACCCCAAACGATTATGGAAAGGCCAATCTGGGCTCAAATGAACCCAGCTCGGCAGAGATGTACATATCGTCATAGTACTTCTCCAAACAAATCTGCTCATCGGGCGTAATATCGAAGGCTTCCCAAAAACTACACCTGGTTTGGGGTGCCACGATAGAGGCAGACCGGGAACCACCGGTGAAACTAAAACTCCAAGGTTTCAGTTCATCAGCAACCCTACGCTTCTTCCCTGATCGTACAAACAACTGATAAAAGGACTGGAAAATAGGCATTCCACCCGCAATCGAAATTCCACCAACACCAACAGCATCGAGCCAACCACAAAAATGTGGTGCACCCTGCCATGGATTGAGCATAGTGGAATCCTTGGCTAAAGCGGTAACAGGATTACGACACATAGTGTACCTGTAACCGTCGAAGACAGGTTTCGTCTGACAAAACTCCAGTTTTTCAAAAACATACACTGGGTCTTCAACAGCCATGTTGAAGCCCAATGTTAGGAACCACTCTTTGAGACCCGCGGAAAACTTTGCTAAATCATCACGCTCCATAAAAACCACACAATCATCACCGTTGTTGGCAAGACTGCCAACAATGGAACGTTCTCTCAAGTATGTCCAAATCATGCCACACATGAGGATACAATTACCTAAAGAGGTATTCATATCCCCACTCATGCGCGTGCCCTCTATGGTGTAAGAGAGCTCGCCATCAGGGGCATACCCGGTGCAGTGGTTAACCAATTGGTATCTAAGGAGGGAGGCAAGTTTGGAAGCGTCTTTCTTGGAATAAAAACAGTGCGGATAGATTGAATGTTCAAACTTCAGAGCGTCAACACTAACATGTTGATCGAACCGAGAAGCATCCAACCCTACAGCAACTGGCTCACGAAACATATCCCACTTCTCTTTTAATAGCCTCGCAGTCTCATCATAAGAGTAACCTTTTATCACAGTCGCATGACCGAACAACTTGCCGATACCCTTAAGCACAGGTTTCTCAATGTGTTTAAGGAAGCGCCCAACCCTAAGATTATATTTAGGATTCCTAGGTGAAATCACCCGAGGCACAGGATCAGCCTTGCTGGTACGATCAGTTTTCTCGCATTTAATGAAAACGCTAACGCGCGAATCCTCGTTGATGGTAGACGCCCCACAGCGCATATCATCTAACGCTCTTGCATAACTCTCTCTCTTGCGGCCCTTGTACGTATCAACAAATTGTTGATAGGTGAGCGGGGCGGTCGAGGGAAGGAAAGGCAGCAAAGAGTGCTTGAAGCTCTCCAACTTCTTGCAAAAATTCGTAGTTGGCCCAGGGGGTGGAGCGAATCCATTAGAGGTTTTAACCCTAAAAACTCGCTCTTTAACCGCCCGTTCCAACGTAGAAAACTTATGGTTAAATGGTACTATATCAAGGTCTGGAGAAACCCTGGCGACGCGAACAAAACGTCGTCTTTTAGTGAGTCCCAATTGGCCTTTAGTGCGTAAACTGGGAAGGGAGGCAGAATCGACTCTACTTGTTGGACAGCCCTTCCCGCACAGCTCAACTGGGCACCCCTATGTGTCGGGCACTCCGCTCACGCGGAATATCCGACCAAAAAGGGTCTCTTTCTCAGAACTCATACGATCCCTAACAGCATTGGTCTCAAAGACCAACTTCATCTGTAGAAATTCCTTGGTTGGAACAAACGACAAAAATAGTGCCCTATCAATAGCAACGTTCTTGTCTACCGTACGCAAATTGCAATACTTCGGGTCCTCCAACAACTTAACCAAGTACTTCCGAGTGACTAGCATGTTTGCCTCACTCATAGGGCGATTACCAAACTTAGTGTACACTTGTTTTGCAATGGAACAACTAAATTTAGTCCTGCAACCTTTAACAAGCCTGGTACGAGGTGTAACTTTCTTCTCCTGTTTGACCACCTTACCAAAAACGGTGACTGTTGTATCTAATGTTTGAGTGGTAACCTGAACATACGCCTCAGGTTCCTCCTCAACAACATCAAACTCCCTAACAACAGCATTTGCCAACCGTTCAACACTAGGCCCTTGTGTAAGATGTTCCCACAATTCCACAAGGGCCTTCTTAAGCCAGGTTTGACCAAATTTGCGCAACTCTATAATGGGGTCGTTAACAATTTCCGCACCCCAATGGTCATCAAGTAAAGTGATGACTTCAACAGCCTCACGTTCTTTGCGCAACAGGTCCTGCAGATCCACACGCTCATCAACATCAACAAAACCTTCATCATCAATGTTAAATCCGTACCATTCGCTTGGAGCTGACATCGTCATTGCCGAAAGTTACAATTTATCCCTGAAAAATCAGTAGACTCGGCCTTCAAACCCGCAGTGAAATATAATACGTGCGAGAGACAATCTATACGGAG